TCCCATAGAAGCATACCGAAACTTCTACAGGGTTGACAAATCTAAATTTGCGAGGTATAAATATACAGAGAGACCAAAATGGTTTTTAAATTAAATAGAATTAACCCTATAGCTAGACTACTTGCTTATACAAGAAAGAGAAAACAAATCGTACCACCCAAAAAGGGTAAAGGTTCATACACTAGAAAGAACAAACATAAACGAGTTGACAATTCTTAATATACCTTATATAAGCAAGTATCACTTAACCAAAGTCCCAACTTGGGACATAATTTTGAAAGGAGACTAACATGCCATTAGATTCATACACACCAAACCTCTACACATTAGAGGGTACAGACCTAGACTTCAAAGTGAAGTACGAAGACACTAAGTTTGCAGGTAAACGATACGTAAGAAACTCTGTTACAGGAGAATACATAGGTATCGTGGGAGATAAGTTCTCAACTGTAAATCACGTAAACTTCTTCAATGGTATCAAGAAAGTTATACAGGATAACAGACATCCTCATGACCTTGATGGTGCAAAGGTAAAGATAAAGACAGGAAGAAACAATGCCTTTGTATTCTTAGATATTACGTTACCAAACGTGAAGCATACGATCACAACATCTAAGCATCAAACAGTAATCAATGAGAGGATCATTGCTCTGCATGGCATAGATGGTTTAACATCTAACCAAGTATACTTTGGTGCTATTGATAGCTACTGTTCCAATGGACAAGTTGGTGGAGAGTTTGATCTCATCAAGATGAAGAATACAAGTGGCTTCACTATGGGCAGACTGATTGCAGAAGTTAAGTTAGCCAAGAGTAACTTTGATCTTCGTTGTGAGATGATGCAGAAGTGGGCAAACATACCACTCAACGTAGATGGTAAAGACTTCTTGGGTAAGCTAATCAAGTCAGAGACTATGGCTAAGAAGATGTACGAGTTAGCTTGTCAAGAAATATCTAGACGAGGTAAAAATGTTTACGCTCTGTATTCTGCCTTCACTAATTACGCATCATACGCAGATGAGAGGAATGGCTTCAACATACGTAACACAGGCTTTGATACAAAAGCAGAGACTATGTGGAAGAGAGAACAGGAAGTCGCAAAGTGGATTTCTTCACCTCAATTCAAGTCATTATTGGTGGCATAATGAAGGTTGAAGATTTACTCAACGAGTATTATTTATCCTTTGAATACAATAACTTACGAGCAGAAACTAAAGCACAGTATAAGTATTTCTTAGGTATAGTTTGCTCTACAAGTGTGGTTGATGGCAAAGAGTTAGGCAGTTATAAACTGTCTAGCTTGACCACCAAACTCGCAAAGTTGTCTTACAACAAGTGGTGTGAGAGAGGTGTGTCACTTGCCAATCATCTTATGTCTGTCATCAGAGTCTTGCTTAATTATGGAATCAACATGGAGCATTGTCACATGAATCCATTTAGCAATATCAAAAAACGTGTCGTTGCACATAGAAAAGTTGTTTGGACAAAAGAAGACGTTATCAGGTTTCTTGATACTGCTTACTCTGATTTCAAAACAAGAAGCATTGGCTTGATTGCACACATGGCATATGAATGGTGTCAACGTATTGGAGATATGAGACTTCTTGAGTGGTCTAACCTTGATTTAGATGCTAAACGTATGCAGATAGAACAGTCTAAACGAAGAGCACAAGTATTTTTACCCATATCAGACGAGTTACATGAGATGTTAGTACAACAACAAGACGATTATGGGTTTCAAAAGTACGTAGCACCTCGTTCAAGACCATTTAAAGGGTCATACAAGCCTTATTCACTAACTAAACTACCAATCATGGCTAGAAAAGTTATGACCTCTGCAGGACTCTCTAATGAGCTACGATTAAGTGACTTACGTAGAACAGGCACAGTTGAAATGGTTGATGCAGGTGTTTCTATGGGTAATATTATGTCTGTAACAGGTCATGCTAATCCACAATCAGTGAAGCCTTACATGAAAAATACATTCACAAGTGCTAACTTGGCACTACAGGCACGTAGAAATTTGACAGATCACGAAACCTGTGCTACAAGCATGTTAAGTGCCGACAAGGAAGGATATTTATAATAACATGTATAATGTATACACATATATTGAAGACATAGATATACGTAACGGAGAAACAAAGAGAGTGAATTGTCCTGAGTGTAAATCTTACAAGACATTTACTGTTACAAATAACATGGGTTCTCTTGTATGGAATTGTTATAAAGCATCTTGTAGTGTACGAGGTAGTTCACGTGTTCACATGACTGTTGAAGAGATACGTGATATCAACAAGGTGTCCCAAGTTGGGACATCATTTGAAATGCCTGAGTATATCGTGCCACATAATCACAGACGAGAGGTCATGAACTTCTGTGAACTGTGGGACTTAGATGTAGATACAGTTGATTTATTGTATGATGTCAAAGAAAGTAGAGTTGTCTTTCCTATTAAAGATAATGGCAGGATTGTTGATGCTACAGGTAGATCAGTCTACAGAAAACTACCAAAGTGGAAGAGGTATGGTTCTTCGGACTTGCCTTTCTCATTTGGTTGTGGTAGTATCGCAATAGTAGTAGAGGATTGTGTTAGTGCATGTGTCATTGGCAGTGATGTATATGTTGGGGTAGCTGTGTTGGGTACGTCATTATCAGATTCACACAAAATGTTCCTTTCACAGTTCTCTACTGCAATAATAGCACTTGACCCTGACGCACTACCCAAGTCTTTTGCATTTGCCAAAGAGTTAAGATCACATGTCAAGGATATTAAGATACTCAAGTTGTATGACGATTTGAAATATAGAAGACAAGAAGACTTAGATAATTTAAAACTATTAACCCCAAAGGAGACACAGATATGGAATTAGCATTGATAAGAAGTTTGATGGATAAATCATTTTATGATTCCCATCGTGGAGCAAAGTGTCCTGACAGATTGTTTAGTAAGGATGCTAGAAAGATAAAGCAGACAATAGACAAAGCCATGAGTAGGTATGAGAGGACTGTTACACCTGATGAGATAGAAGCACTCTTTATGTCAAACAATCCAACTCTTACTACTGCACAGAAACAAGCATACTCGCATCTGTTCAGACAGGTAAAGAACGAGCAACCTATGGGAGAGGATGTAGCACAAGAGGTGCTATCCAAACTGTTCCAACAAGTTGTTGGCGAAGACATTGCAAACATAGGCTTTGATTACGTGAATGGTTCTCACTCTTCACTAGAACCTATACGTAACATACTAGAAGTATACGGAGATGATTTTACACCTAACCTTAACGTAGAGTGGGATGACATGGAGATTGATACACTATTAGCTAAGAATGATTTGGAAGCACGTTGGTCGTTTAACGTACCAAGTTTAACAAGACAGGTGGAAGGCATCAATGCAGGACATCTGATAGAGATAGGAGCTAGACCTAATACAGGTAAGACGAGCTTTCACTCAAGCATAATAGCAGGTCCTGATGGCTTGGCACGACAAGGTGCTAGTTGCATAATACTTTGTAATGAAGAAGGTAGCCACAGAGTTGGTGCTAGATACTTGACTGCATCAACAGGCATGACCATGCGAGAGATAAAGAGTAATCCAAGTAAAGCACGTGACTTGTATGCACCTGTCAAAGATAACATCAAGATAAAAGATGCAACAGGTCGTGACATGGCTTGGGTGGAAAGTGTATGCAAAACATACAAACCTGATATCATTGTCCTTGATATGGGAGACAAGTTTGCACGTACAGGTGGTTTTGCAAGGACAGATGAAGCACTCAAAGCAAATGCAGTCCATGCTCGTATGATTGCAAAGGAACACAAGTGTGCAGTCTTTTACATGTCGCAACTATCTGCAGATGCAGAAGGTAAGGTGTTACTTAATCAGAGTATGATGGAAGGTAGTAGAACAGGTAAAGCAGCCGAAGCAGATTTGATGATTCTCATCGCCAAGAATCCACCAAGACAAGAAGATACTGAAGAGGATTTACAAAGACATTTAAATGTGGTAAAGAATAAACTAACAGGATGGCATGGTGTCGTTCATTGTAATTTAAATTATAGAGTAGGAAGATATGAAGCATGACACAATTTAGTTTATTTAAAGAGTTACCACAGAAAGAAGATCCATTTGTTGATGGTGTTGTATGTATAAAGTGTGGCATACGACAACCTATAACACATTATTCTGTTATGAAAGCAGGTGAGATAAAGAGAACCTGTAGATCATGTAGAAAGGGTCACAAGGAAATCTTAAATAAATTAAGAAAAGAAAATGCTTATCCTGATAAAGATTATTCGTGTGCTATATGCGATAGGACATTAGAGGAGCTAGGTAAACATGGACAAACTAGACTGCAGAATTGGGTGCTAGATCATTGTCATGACACCAATACTTTTAGAGGTTGGGTATGTCATAAATGCAATACAGGACTAGGTGGATTCTCTGATGACTTGACTATTATTGAAAGAGCAGTTATATACTTAAAGAAACATAAGGAAAGATTAAATGAAATTAACACTTGACGTAGAAAATACAACAACAAAGAGAGATGGCAAGTTACATCTTGACCCATTTGAACCAAACAATAGATTGGTCATGGTAGGTTGTCTAACAGATCAGGGCAAAGAGTATTTGTTCAGAGACAACTTTGATGGTGTACAAGAATTACTTGACCAAGCAACTATACTCATAGGACATAACATAGCTTATGACTTGATGTGGATATGGGAGTGTGGATTCAAGTATGATGGTCCTGTCTTTGATACAATGCTTGGTGAATACATTTTACAAAGAGGTCTCAAAGAACCATTGCACTTGAGAGACTGTGCCATCAGGTATGACTTGGACACAAAGAAAGAGGACACACTTAAAAATTACTTTGCCAAAGGTTATAACACAGATGAGATACCTGCAGATGAATTATCATATTATCTGTCTGCAGATTTACATGCTACACAACAATTAGCAGATGCAATATACAAGAAACTTAATACACCTGAGTATAGTGACTTGATGAACTCTGTTCTCTTGACTAACAAAGTATGTGTTACACTTGCCAAGATTTATAAGAATGGTTTCAAGGTGGATAAAGATGCGTTAGACAAAGTTAGAGTAGAGTTTGAACAAGAGAAGCAAGACATTGAGAAAAGATTGAAGCAACAGGTGCAGAACTTGATGGGCGATACACCTATTAATCTCAATAGTCCTGAACAAATGTCTTGGGTTATCTACAGTAGGAAGCCTAAAGACAAAGCTATGTGGGCAAACAGTTTCCATAAATATATGGATGATAGTAGTTACCGAGATACAGTAAAAGAAAACTCAACATTAGTTTACAAAACAAATGCAGTTAAATGTAAAGACTGCTTTGGAGAAGGTTACATTAGAAAGATAAAGAAAGATGGTAAGCCATATGCTAATCCAAGTAGGTGTGTGTCATGTAATACTTTAGGTTATAACTTTATACCAACTAATAAGATAGCAGGTTTAAAGTTCTCTGCACCATCCTCTAAATGGGTAAGTGCAAATGGTTTTACTATTAATAAAACATATCTAGATATACTAGCTAATGTTGCAAAGAAAAATAAAATGGAAGATGCAGTAAACTTTTTAACTGATCTACAAAGATTGTCTGCTCTAGATACTTATTTATCTTCGTTTGTTGAGGGTATAAATGCTTACGTTAAACCTGATGGTATGCTTCATGTGAGATTACTGCAACACAGAACATCAACAGGCAGGTTTAGTGGAGCAGACCCTAACATGCAGAACATGCCTAGAGGTGGTACATTTCCTGTAAAGAAAGTATTTGTATCACGTTGGGAAGGTGGTAAGATTCTAGAAGCAGACTTTGCACAGTTAGAGTTTAGAACTGCAGCTTTCTTATCTAATGATGAAGTAGCAAAAAAGGAGATTGAAGATGGATTTGATGTGCATAGCTATACTGCTAGTGTTATTAGTAATGCAGGGGAAGAGACTTCTCGCCAAGAAGCGAAAGCACACACTTTTGCACCCCTCTATGGAGCGACAGGATTTGGGAGAACGAATGCTCAGGCTACATATTATAAACACTTCACAGAGAAGTACAAAGGAGTCGCACTATGGCACTCCAAATTGGCTAAAGAAGCTCTGAATACAGGTATGATAACTACACCATCAGGTAGACAGTTTTCATTCCCTGATGTTCAGAGAAAAAGAAATGGTACAGTATCTCACTTTACACAGATAAAAAACTATCCTGTGCAGAGTTTTGCAACTGCAGATATTGTTCCTCTCGTGCTTGTTCACATTGAAAAGGAGCTTGACAAACATAAGTCATGTGTGGTAAATACTGTACATGATTCTATTGTAATAGATGTCCATCCAAGTGAGGAAGATGTTGTTTTAAATATTATACGTGACACTAATAAGTCATTGATAAATATGATTAATTTAGAGTTTAGCATACAGTTTGATGTGCCACTTCTACTAGAAGCAAAGATGGGTAGTAATTGGCTTGACACCAAAGATGTATCGTGATATAACTATGATTCTTTTGAAAGGAGTAAAATAAATATGACAGAATTAGTTACAATAAATACAGACAATTATGCTACTATGGCAAAGGCAATGGGACTGCCTACAAGTAGTGGTGAAAAGAAAACTAATGTCTTAAATAGATTTAGAATATGGCACAATCCTACCATGGGTATGGGTCAAGCTAATGGTAAATCTGTTAAGATGGAAGTTGTAGAAGGTGGAATGTACAGACTAGAGATTCCTAATGACCCAAGCACTTTTTACTTTTCAGAAAAGGTAGAGTTTAGACCATTCTTACAGAGGTTTATGTATAAGAAGTTTAAACAAAATCGTTCTGCAAAAGAAGGAGAAAAGCAGGGTGGTTATGTAAAGACAATTATGTCTGATACACTAAACATTGATTTAAAAGACAACGATGGTACTTTTAACTGTGGTAAACCTGCAGGTTATGTAAAAGACTTTCAGGCATTACCTGAAGACACCAAAAAGTTAATAAAAGAAATAAAAAGAAACAGAGTTGTCTTTGGTCTTGTAAAGATGATTGATCCTGTAAAAGGTATTGATGGTAATGAAATAGAAGACTTATCTCAGTTTCCTGTAATATGGGAGATAGACAATAGGGATGCCTACAAAGCAATAGGAGATGTATTTTCTAGATTTGCTAAGATGGAAGCCTTGCCTCTTCAACATGTTATAAAGTTAGAAGGCACTAAGGAGAACAAACTAAACAATGGTGGTAGTTTTTATACACCAATAGTTCAGTTAGATACATCCAAGAAGGTGGAGATAACAGAAGAAGATCATAAAGTATTTGGTGACTTTCTTGATTGGGTAAAATCATACAATGATGGAATAGTTTCTGCATGGGACACTAGAGTCTCTGAGAAACAAGATGAA